TTGATTTTTATATAGGTGGTACAGGAAATGCATCAATTTTAGATATGTATAGTTCTGATGGCACTACAAAAGGCGTACAAATTGCATCTGGGGGAACTACATATTTCAATGGTGGCAACGTAGGTATTGGAACTAATAATCCTACAGAAAAACTTCAAGTTAATTCTGGTGATATTCTTATAAATAATAGCACAATTTCTTCTTTAAAATCAGGCGGTTCTTTATATATAGATTTAAACACCTTTGGTAGTTATAGTGGTAGAAACTTTAGAATTTCAGATAATGGTACTTCTTTAGTAAATGTTAAGCAAACCGGTGAGGTTGGAATAGGAACTACTAGTCCTGGTGTGCCTTTAGATGTTGTAGGTCTTATACGTACTACTACAAGTTTTGTAGGTAATGCTTGTATTGTAAATAACGTTACTTCAGCAACATCTGGTGGTAGTATTTTTTTTAAAAATAATAGCGGTGTAGATCTAGCAACTTTAGCAGACAATGGCAACGTAGGTATTGGAACTACTAGTCCTAGCGCAAAACTTACAGTTGCTAGTGGTGATGTTGAAGTTACTTTAAATACTAAAGGTATAATATTAAAATCACCTGATGGAACAAGATATAGAATAACAGTGGCTAATGGAGGTAGTTTAACATCTACCGCATTACCATAAAAATAATAATAATTTAAAACTAAAACAATGGGACATGGATACACGGGTAATCACCCAAGATACACAATGATTCACGACAGAGAATTAATTTACGATGCAAAAAAACAATTGCACAGAGCTGACAAATCATTACACGCTTATGATGACAAAAAGCATGCTGCTAAAAGTTATGGCGAGAAAAATAAAGCTGTAATGTCTTATAGTAGCGAAGCTGATAAAGCAGCTGCTATGATGCTTCCGGGTAATATACATCCACTAAGTAAAGTTTATGGAAAAGTTAGAAACCTAGAAACATATATGCCAGTCGATAATAGAGCTGCAGCTAAAAAATTAAATAAAGGCGGCGAAAAAATTGATGCAATGGGAGATGGCGATGGTGATGTAGATGCTAATGATTTTGCTATGATTAGAGAAGGCGCTAAGAAAAAAGGATGTAGCTATAAGAGATAATGGCTTTTAAAATAAACCCACCATATCATATTGATAACACGCCGATATATAAAGTTGATTTTAAAGATGGTGCTGTTCACGGTGTTACTTTAAACACAGGGGCAATTGTTATAAATAGGCATTTACCTACTGACGTAGAGTCCCAGACTGTTAGTCATGAGATGGTTCATGTAGATCAAATAAAACGCGGTGATTTGTCTTATGATGATAAATATGTTTATTGGTGTGGTAAAAAATATCCAAGATCTAAAATGAAAGAAGGTGATAAAAATTTACCTTGGGAAAAAGAAGCTTATGCAAAACAAAAAAGAATTTAAAGACACAACAGTTGGTAAATTATTATTTGGAGCAGCGTCAGTTGTAAACCCAACTTTAGCTAATGTATTAAAAGGAGTAACATCTCCTCAAGAAGCTATAGCTGAAATTACAAAATCTCCTGCGCCAGTTGAAGATAAAATTAAACTTCAACAATTAATATTTGATCAACAGAATAAAGAAATAGAGGCCATTACTTCAAGATGGAAAGCAGACTCAATGTCTGATTCTTGGATGTCTAAAAACGTAAGACCATTAGTTTTAATATGGTGTATTGTTATATTTTCATTTGCTGGAATATTAGATAGCGTAGAAAGTATACCTTTTACAATACATGATAATTGGAACTCTACTTTTGAGAATGTTATGATGGCCGTTGTATTAGCCTATTTCGGAGGACGCACGACAGAAAAAGCAACTAGTATATTTAAAAAGTAAAATACTAATAAAATAAGTGACTATAATTAAGTAAACAATTATTAAAATTAAATAAAAATTAAATTATGAGTGAAGAAATTAAAAAAGTTAAAGAAGAAGATTTAAAAAAGATTCAAGAAAACCAAAACCAAATGGCTCAAGTTATAAATCAAGTTGGCGCTATTGAAGCACAAAAACAAGATTTATTAACTCAAGTTCCAGCAATTAGAAAAGCAATGGACGAGTTAAAAGTTGAGTTAGAAAAAGAATATGGTAAAGTAAGTATTAACTTAGCTGATGGTACTTATGAAGAGATTCCAGAAGAAACTCTTAAAAAAGTAGACTAATGGATTCTAATATAAGAAAAATCAGTATTGGCGCTGATTATAAAAATGATGCGATGCATTATTCTATAGGTCAGCAAGTTTATGGAGGACATGAAATACATTGTATAATGCTTGATGAATCTGATAGTTCTTATAATATTTATATAAAGAAAAACGATGAGGTATTGCCATGGAAGAAGTTTAATTCTAACATGGCTATATCTGTCGAATATGATTTAGAATATTAATGAGAAGTATTCAAAATTTTATTATATCACCTCTTAATAATAGATATGAAAATGAAATTAAAATTGGTGATAAAAAATTAATTATAAACACTTCAATAGAAGAGTTTGAATTTATAAGTAGATTTGCTAAAGTAATAGCAACGCCTACAGCTTACGATACAGATATTAAAGTAGGTGATATAGTTATAGTGCATCATAATATATTTAGAAGATGGTACGATCAACAAGGTGATGAGCGTAATTCAGCTTCTTACTTTAATGAAGACTTGTATTTTGCTGCGCCTGATCAAATATACTTATATACAAATGATGGTAATTGGAAAACGTTTGGTGATTATTGTTTTATAAAACCAATTAAAGACAAATATTTAACTGGTGTAATAAAATACAACAATAAACAATTAGCTAAAAAAGGCGTAAACACCGGTGATTTAGTTGGTTATCCACCTAAACGTGAATGGAGGTTTTTAATTGATGAAGAACTTTTATATTGTATGAAATCTAAAAACATCTTTGCTAAGTATGAATACAAAGGAGACGAAGTTGAATATAATCCACGCTGGGCAAAAAGCGGTGGAAGAATTAATAAAGGTAGCTAAAGAACCTATTGTTGATTCAGATGATGATATATCAGCTGACAGATTAAAAAATGCAGCGGCAACTAAAAAGCTTGCTATATTTGATGCTTTTGAAATACTTAATCGTATACAAGAAGAAAAAGATATGTTAGAGGATAAGCCTAAAAAAGAAACTAAAAAAGATACTTTTAAAGGTTTTGCAGAAGGGAGGTCTAAATAATGTATCAGCAAACTTTATACAAAATAGTAAATGATCATATAAACCCTAAGACTATTAAAAAATATAATAAGTCTAAAAAATGGGAATATGGTTATAATAAAGAATTTGATATAGTAATTATAAGTAAAGATGGTACTATAGGCGATATATATGAAATACAAAATTTAAAAATAGCTTTACCTAAACCTAAAGATGTTTATAAATTTAAAAGTAATACTTGGGATAGATTTGATTATCCTAAAGAATTACAAAAAATAAAAACTGTTTTTGATTTTAAACAGTACCCACAAGATTTTAAAGAAAAATGGTATGATTACATCGATAATGAATTCACTCGTAGAGAAGAAGGTTTTTGGTTTTATAACAAAGACGTTCCTACTTACATTAGTGGTACTCATTACATGTACTTGCAGTGGTCTAAGATTGACGTCGGGAAACCAGATTTCCGTGAATCAAATAGATTATTCTTTATTTTCTGGGAAGCTTGTAAGGCAGATTCACGATCCTTTGGGATGTGTTACCTTAAGAATAGGAGGTCCGGGTTTTCTTTCATGGCCTCAGGAGAGGTGGTTAACTTGGCAACCATATCAAGTGACTCCAGGTATGGTATATTATCCAAGTCTGGACCTGACGCGAAGAGTATGTTCACAGATAAGGTGGTACCCATATCCGTTAATTACCCCTTCTTTTTCAAGCCGACCCAGGACGGAATGGACCGTCCAAAGACCGAGCTTGCCTACCGTGTCCCAGCCAGTAAATTTACCAGACGTAAACTTACCAGCACCGCCGACGAAACCTTACAGGATCTCAAGGGATTGGACACCACCATCGACTGGAAGAATACCGGTGACAACTCCTACGATGGGGAGAAGCTCAAACTCCTCGTCCATGATGAGTCGGGGAAGTGGGAAAAGCCCAATAACATCCTCAATAACTGGCGTGTCACCAAGACAACCTTACGATTAGGTAGTAGAATAGTTGGTAAATGCATGATGGGTTCAACTTCAAATGCATTAGATAAAGGAGGTAATAATTTTAAAAAATTGTATTATGATTCCGATGTTACAAAACGAAACGCCAACGGACAGACTCGTTCGGGACTCTATTCTTTGTTCATACCTATGGAATGGAATTACGAAGGATACATTGATTCTTATGGATTACCTGTATTCGATACACCTAAAGAAAAAACGATCGGCCCTGATGGGTATGAAATAGAATTAGGTGTAGTTGATTATTGGAACAACGAAGTAGATGGATTAAAAGGAGATCAAGATGCTTTAAATGAGTTTTATAGACAATTTCCTCGCACGGAAAAACACGCATTTAGAGATGAAACAAAATCTTCTTTGTTTAATTTAACTAAAATATATCAACAAGTTGATTACAACGAAGAAATGTTATTAACTTCTCCGTTGGTTACAGCTGGTAATTTTCAATGGGAAAATGGTATACAAGATAGTAGAGTTATATTTTCTCCTAATAAAGAAGGTAGATTTAAAATATCTTGGGTTCCACCTATTAATTTACAGAATAATGTTATAGTAAAAGGAGCTGTTAAATATCCAGGTAATGAACACATGGGAGCTTTTGGTTGTGATAGTTACGATATTTCTGGAACGGTAGACAATAAAGGATCAAAAGGATCTTTACATGGTTTAACAAAATTTAGTATGGAGGATTGTCCTCCTAATCATTTCTTTTTAGAATATATAGCTAGACCACAAACAGCTGATATATTTTTTGAAGATATATTAATGGCATTAGTATTTTACGGTATGCCATTACTTGCGGAAAATAATAAACCTAGACTTTTATATTATTTAAAACGTAGAGGTTACAGAGGTTATTCTATGAATAGACCTGATAAAGTTTGGAATAAATTATCAACTACTGAAAAAGAAATAGGTGGTATACCAAACTCTAGCGAAGATATAAGACAAGCTCATGCAGCTGCAATTGAATATTATATTGAAACATATGTAGGTGAATTATCAGATAGATATGGCGATATGTATTTTCAACGTACATTAGAAGACTGGGCTAAATTTAATATAAACAATAGAACTAAATTTGACGCGTCAATAAGTTCTGGACTTGCTATAATGGCTTGTAATAAAAATAAATACAAACCGGTTGCTGAATTTAAAAAAGAGGCGGTGTCTCTAGGATTTAAAAAATATAGTAACTCTGGTTATACTTCAAAAATTATACAATAAATGAGTGTTGACACTAATTATCTAAGTGGCTTTCCAAGTCAGGTGGTACCTACTGAGGAAAAGAACACATACGAATACGGCTTGAAAGTAGCTAGAGCTATTGAAAACGAGTGGTTCAGTAATAATAGATATGGAAGCGGTAGCGTAAGATATGGCTTATATAAAACTAATTATGCTGAATATCATAATAGAAGACTATATGCTAGAGGAGAGCAATCAATACAAAAATATAAAGATGAACTTGCTATTAATGGTGATTTATCTTATTTAAACTTAGACTGGAAACCTGTTCCAATTATTTCTAAATTTGTAGATATAGTTACAAATGGTTTAGCTGATAGAGATTACGATATAAAGGCTTATTCACAAGATCCAGACTCGGTACAAAAAAGAACTAACTATGCTAATGCGCTGATGAGAGATATTCAAACTAGAGAATATCTACAAAAAGCTCAACAGGTATTAGGCATGGATTTATATTCAACTGAAAACAAAGACAACTTGCCTGAAAATGAAGAAGAGTTATCTTTACACATGCAGCTTGATTATAAACAAAGTATAGAGATAGCAGAAGAAGAAGCTATTTCAAACGTGCTTGCTCAAAATAAATTTTACGAAACTAAAAAAAGAATTATACAGGATTTAGTTGTATTAGGTATTGGTGCTGTTAAAACCAATTTTAATCCAGCTAACGGTGTGACTGTTGAATATGTTGATCCTTCTAATCTAGTTTATTCATACACAACTGATCCTAACTTTGAAGACTTATATTATGTTGGAGAGGTTAAAATGATTAGCATGTCTGAACTTAAAAAACAATTTCCTTACTTAACTGACGCGCAGTTAAAAGAAATTGAAAAGTTTCCAGGTGAACAAAATTATTTAAGAAACTGGAATGAAACTCCTGATGTAGTTGCTGTAATGTTTTTTGAATACAAAACTTATATTGATCAAGTATTTAAAATTAAAAAGACAGATCAAGGTTTAGAAAAAGCACTAGAAAAACCTGACACGTTTAATCCACAGCCAAATGATAAGTTTGATAAAGTATCTAGATCAATTGAAGTATTATATACTGGTGCTAAAGTTTTAGGTATAAACGAAATGATTAAATGGGAAATGTCTGAAAATATGTCTAGACCATTTGCTGATTCTACTAAAGTTAGAATGAATTATTCTATATGCGCGCCTCGTATGTATCACGGTAGAATAGAATCTATGGTTAGTAGAATTACAGGGTTTGCTGATATGATTCAACTTACTCATTTAAAACTACAGCAGGTTATATCACGTATGGTACCTGACGGTGTATTTGTAGATGTAGATGGTTTAGCTGAAGTTGATTTGGGTAATGGAACTAATTACAATCCACAAGAAGCGTTAAACATGTACTTCCAAACAGGTAGTATTGTAGGTAGAAGTTTAACCCAAGATGGTGATCCTAACAGAGGTAAAGTTCCTATACAAGAACTTAGAACTTCTAATGCTGGCTCTAAGTTGCAAAGTTTAATTAGCACGTATCAATACTATTTACAGATGATAAGAGACGTGACGGGACTAAATGAAGCTAGAGATGCTAGTACACCAGACCCAGACGCGTTAGTAGGATTACAGAAACTAGCCGCTTATAACTCTAATGTAGCAACTAGACACATATTACAAGCTTCGTTATATCTAGCTGTTAGAACAGCAGAAAACATTTCACTTAGAATAGCTGATTGTTTTGATTACGAGCTGTTAGCTCAGTCTTTAAAACAGTCTATAAGTAATTTTAATGTAGGTACGCTAGATGAAATACAAGACTTAAACTTATTTGATTTTGGTATTTATTTAGAATTAGAACCAGATGAAGAAGAAAAAGCGCAACTAGAACAAAGTATACAAATAGCTTTAAAGAGTGGTGGTATTAATTTAGAAGATGCTATTGATATTAGAGAAATAAATAATATTAAATTAGCTAATCAATTATTAAAACTAAAACGTAAACAAAAACAAGCTCAAGAGCAACAGCAGCAGCAAGCTAATATTCAAGCTCAAGCAGCTGCTAATGCGCAAAGCGCTGAGCAAGCAGCTATGTATGAAGTTCAAAAACAACAGGCTATTGCTGAAACTCAAATGCAAATAGAACAAGGTAAATCTAATTTTGAAATACAAAAATTAGAAAAAGAAGCTCAGATTAAAAAAGAATTAATGGAGCAAGAGTTTCAATATCAGCTACGTTTAGCTGAAATGCAAGCAGCAGTTAAAAGAGAAAAAGAAAAAGAAATCGAAGATCGTAAAGATCAACGTACTAGAATACAAGCTACGCAGCAATCAGAAATGATTTCACAAAGAAAAAATGATTCTTTACCTGTAGATTTTGAATCACAAAATGATACATTAGGTGGTTTTGAATTAGAGCAGTTTGCGTAGTATTTTTTATTAATTTTATATTATTTTATTATGGCAAAACAAAAAGATTCTGGATCTTTAAAGATCAAGAAAAAATCTATTAAAGAACAGGTTTCAAATGATGAACCTATAAAAGTAGATTTAGGTAAAAAAGTAGAAGAAACAGTTGAACCAACTGTTGAAGCTAAAGTAGATTTAACAGAAGTAAAACAAGAAGAAGATGCCGTTCAAGAGCAAAGCACAGATGACAGCAATGCTACTATCGGAGAACCCAAAGACAGTGGCGACAGCAAAGAAGTGGTTGAAGAAATACGGACCACCGAAGAACAAGAAGTAGAAGAAGTTACACCTTTAAAAGAAGTAACTAATGAAGAAGAAGAAAAAGTAGTTGAACCTAAAATAGAAAAACCAGAAATACAACTTCCAGAAAATGTAGACAAATTAGTTAAGTTTATGGAAGAAACAAATGGAACTATAGAAGACTACGTAAGATTAAACGCTGACTACAGTAAAGTAGATACAAATGTTTTACTAAAAGAATATTACAAACAAAGCAAACCACATCTTAATGATGAGGAAATAAATTTTATCATGGAGGAAAATTTCCAATATGATGAAGATGTTGATGAGGAGCGAGACATCAAAAGAAAAAAACTCGCTTATAAAGAAGAGGTTGCTAAAGCCAAAAACTTTTTAGATGATCTTAAAAACAAGTATTATGACCAAGTTAGATTAAGACCTGGTGTTACTGAAGAACAACAAAAAGCTATTGACTTTTTTAACCGCTATCAAAAAAATCAGGAAGTTGCTTTACAACAACACGAAGATTTTAAACAAAAAACGTCTAAATTATTTACTGATGAATTCAAAGGTTTTGATTTCAAAGTTGGTGAAAAGAAATTTAGATACGGTGTTAAAAATCCAAATGAAGTTGCAAAAGCTCAGAGTAATTTACAGGACTTTGTTCAGAAGTTCTTGGACGATAAGGGCAATGTAAAAGATACTCAAGGTTATCACAAAGCAATGTTTGCTGCTAGAAACGCGGATACTATAGCGCAGCATTTTTATGAGCAAGGTAAAGCCGATGCCGTTAAAGATGTTGTTAATAAATCTAAAAATGTATCAACAGAGGCGCGTACGTCTCCAAGTAATGATGTGTTTGTAGGTGGTGTTAAGGTTCGTGCTATTAGCGGTTCTGATGTTAGTAAATTAAAAATTAGAAAACGATAATTTAAAAACAATTAATTATGCCCTTAAATCCCTTATTTGGTTCGTTGAACCCGTCACAATCTCAACAGATTTTGTCGGACAACTACCTTAGTTTTACGGATGGTACTAGAGATTTTTCTCAACAGTATCTTCCTGAAATCTATGAAGCTGAAGTAGAGCGTTATGGAAACAGAACGTTATCTGGCTTCATTAGAATGGTCGGCGCTGAAATGCCGATGACTTCTGACCAAGTAGTTTGGTCTGAACAAAACAGATTACATATATCTTACGATACTGTACAGCCGTTAGGTGCTGCAGGAAACGTATTAGATTTATTTGTAATTCCAACAGCAGGACTTACTAACGTAATTACTCCAGGTATGACTGTAGTAATTCTACCTAAGTCTGGTGGTGATTCAATTAAAGCGTATGTTGCTGACTCTGGTATTGTTCCAGGATCTGCTCTTAACGCAAATGAAATCCAAGTTTTCCCATATATGGAAACTTCTGCTGGTGGTGGACAAATTCCTGCTGATGCTGTAGGATATAAAGTATTCGTTTATGGTTCTGAATATCCAAAAGCTAGCTCAGGAGTATTAGAAAATGTTGAGCCTTCTTTCACTCAGTTCTCCAACAAACCAGTTATTATTAGAGATAGATACGCTGTATCTGGATCTGATACTGCACAGATTGGTTGGGTTGAAGTAACTACAGAAGATGGTGCAACTGGATACTTATGGTATCTAAAAGCTGAATCTGAAACTAGATTAAGATTTGAAGATTACTTAGAAATGGTAATGGTTGAAGGTGAATTAGCCGATGTAAATGGTGCTTCTGCAAACCTATTCCATACTCAAGCACAAGCTGGTATTACAGACTTTAATGCTAACAACGCTGCTTTACTAGGTACTGAAGGTTTATTTGCTGCTATTGAAGACAGAGGAAATGTATTCTCTGCTTTCGCTGGTGCATTAGCTGACTTTGATACAATTCTTGAGAACTTAGATAGCCAAGGAGCTATTGAAGAAAATATGTTATTCTTAGATAGAGCTACTGAGCTTGATATTGATAACATGCTTGCTTCACAAAACTCTTATGGTATCGGTGGTACATCTTATGGTGTATTTGAAAACTCTGAAGAAATGGCTCTTAATTTACAGTTCTCAGGATTTAGAAGAGGATCTTACGATTTTTATAAGACAAGCTGGAAATACTTAAACGATGCTTCTACAAGAGGTGGATCTGAGTTCTTTACTTCAGGTGACGACATCGAAGGAGTATTAATTCCTGCTGGTACTTCAACTGTTTATGACCAAATTCTTGGTACAAACATTAGAAGACCTTTCTTACACGTAAGATATAGAGCTTCTCAAACTGATGATAGAAGAATGAAGTCATGGATCACTGGTTCTGTCGGTGGTGCTTTCACTTCTGATCTTGACGCAATGGAAGTTCATTTCTTATCTGAGAGATGTTTATGTGTACAAGGTGCTAACAACTTCGTGTTGATGACATCTTAACATTTTATAAGGTAAAGGGCGCTTCGGCGCCCATATACCTTTAACTTATTTAATTATATTATATCATGACAAAAAAGAAAAAACAAAAAGAAGAAGTTGTTGTTGACAACTCTTGGGAAATAAAAGATAGACAATATTATTTATTAGGTAATAAAGAACCTCTTACATATACATTGTCTTCAAGACATACACAAAGGTATCCTTTACTTTGGTTTGATGCAGAGAAAAACGAGCAAAGAGCTTTAAGATATGCTACAAATCAGTCATCACCATTTGTTGATGAGCAAAAAGGAGAGGTAACATTAAAACATATTCAATTTAAAGATGGTGTTTTAAATGTTCCAAAACAATATCAAGCTTTACAAAAACTATTATCATTATACCACCCAGCATTAGATAAAAAATATGCTGAAAGAAAACCTGTTCAGGTTGCTACCAATGAAGTAGAAGAAATAGAGTTTGAAATAGACGCGCTTAACATTGCTAGAGGTATGGATATTGATTTAGCTGAAGCAATATTAAGAGTTGAAAAAGGAACAAAGGTCTCTGAGTTAAGTACAAAAGAACTTAAAAGAGATATATTAGTTTTTGCTAAGAAAAATCCTAAGCTTTTTATTAAATTAGCCGCAGATGAAAATATACAACTTAGAAATATAGCTATTAAAGCTGTTGAACAAGGTGTAGTAACGCTGGCTAATAAAAACAAAGATTTTGTTTGGGCTGAAACTAAAGAACAAATAATGAAAGTTCCTTTTGGAGAAAATCCATATAGCGCTTTTGCTAGTTTCTTACAAACTGACGAAGGTATTATGGTTTTAAAATCTATTGAAAAGAAACTATACTAGTAAATAATAAGGCGGGTTCGCCCGCCTTTTATTATAATAAAAATACACTATGGCTATAAACGTAAACACTGTATATAGAACCGTGTTGTCAATATTAAATAAAGAACAACGTGGTTATATGACGCCTGATGAATTTAATAAAACGGCTACACAAGTACAGTTAGATATATTTGAAAAATACTTTGATGATTTAAATCAACAGTTACGCGTGGCGCAAACAGATACTGATTATGCGGACAGGCAAATGAATATAGATGAAAAAATAGCTATATTTAAAACCTTTGGAACTTGTACCTATGTACCAGGCCAGGGGTATTTTGATTTACCTACAACAGACTTTTACGGAACTACACCCGAGTTTTATAGACTTGGAACTGTTGTATACAATGACGACGTAGAACTACAAAGATTAGATAGACAAGATTTTTACTATGCTGAAAAATCTAAACTAACTAGAGCGTCAATTACATTTCCAACTTACTTATATGAAAACGAAAGAGTATTCGTTAGACCTACTAGTATACAAACTGGTATAACAGCTAACTATGTGCGTAAGCCTAATGATGTTAGATGGGGTTATCAAATTGGTGGCCAAGGTCAGTATGTATATGATCCATCAGCATATAATGAAACTACAAACCCTACTGGTTCTGTACAGTTTGAGCTTCACCCATCTGAACAAAGTGAAGTTATAATAAAAATATTAATGTACGCGGGTATTATAATAAGAGATCCACAAATCGTACAAGCTGCAGCTCAAGAAGCAGCAATGAATGAGCAAAACGAAAAACTATAATAAATGACGTTAATATCTGAAAACAATAGACAGTACTACGCGGGAACACAAACGTTCATAGCAGATGGTGTTAACTTTGATTTTACCACTACATTTAACACTGATTTAGTTTTTGCAACAGCTGATCCAACAAATGTTAATTGGCCTACAAATAATTTTTATTTAGAGGTTAGTATTGATGGCGGTTTAACATACACACCATTATATAATACGTATACAGTTTCTGGTAACACAGTTACTGTTACAGCTGGATTAGCCGCTGGTAATTATTTAAAAGTACAATTAACTGAAAATACCGTTTGGAACAACTATGGTGGATATTCATATACTAGTTTAGCAGATGTTATCACAAATTATATGATAGCATATGTAGGCGCTGGTAAATTAATACCAAGCGTAAAAAGAACAGATGTTATATTTCATGCTAAGCGAGGACTGCAAGAGTTCAGTTATGATACGTTAAAAAGTATTAAATCTCAAGAATTAGAAATACCACCTAGCTTATCATTAGTAATACCACAAGATTATGTGAACTATGTAAGATTAGCATGGAAAGATGATTTAGGTGTATTGCATACTATACAACCTAACAATGGTTTAACTACTAATCCATACCAAAGCTTAGCACAAGATCAAGATGGTTTACCTATCCAAGACGCTTTAAATGAAAACTTAGAAACAACTTCATTAACAACTAGAGCTTGGAAGCAAGCTAATACTAGATTAATAACAGGTTGGGACGGTAATTACTGGAGTTATTATACTGATTATTTTAACACGCCGTTTCCATTGTACTGGAACGTGATAGCTGGACAAAGATATGGCTTAAATCCACAGACAAGTCAAGTAAATGGTTGGTTTGGCATAGATGAAAGGCAAGGTAAGTTTACTTTTTCTAGTGATTTAGTAGGTAAATGCATAGTAATAGAATACATTTCTGATGGTCTTGCTTATGATTTAGATACTAGAGTACCTAAAATGGCTGAAGATGCTTTATACGCGTATATAAATTACAATATACTAGCGTCTCGAGTTCGTATACCAGAATATATTGTACAAAGATATAGAAAAGAAAAGAGTGCTAAACTTAGAAATGCTAAAATTAGATTATCTAATATTAAGTTAGATGAAATAGTACAGGTTATGCGTGGTAAATCTAAATGGATTAAACACTAAAATTAAATGGCAGAAATAAAAAATACTTTTCTAAAGTCCAAGATGAACAAGGACTTAGACGAAAGACTATTACCCAACGGAGAATATCGTGACGCACAAAATATAGCTATATCAAAGTCAGAAGATAGTAATGTTGGAGCTGCTGAAAATATACAAGGAACAAGACCTGTTTTAAATGGTGACATTGGATTACAAATGTCTGCTGTATTAGGTGTTGGTGGTCAGTACTTAAAAGCTTGCGGCCAATATGTAGACGAGGTAAATAGTAAATTGTATTTGTTTTTAACTAACAACACGTTGAGTAATTTAAACTATCAAACTGGTTTAAATGTTAATCATGCTATTGTTAGATATGATTTTGCAACTGGTGATATATTTATTTATTCTGCTGGTAAGTTTTTAAATTTTTCTTACGCTTGGAAAATTAGAAGTGTAAATCTAATAGAAGACTTATTATTTTTTACAGATAATAGAAACCAACCAAGAGTGATAAGCGTTAGAGATGAGTTTGCTACACCTATTGATAGGTTTACTAGTATTGCTGATTTAGCTTATACAACAGAAGATCATGTAACTGTTTGTAAATATGCGCCTCATAAAGCAATAGACGTGTATAAGGAAACAGCGCCAGGTGTTTTTGAAACAACAATGACAGACGCGCTTACTCCAAATTTACCAGTTATTGTAGAAGCTACAACAGCTTTTACTCCAGCTGCTGGGGCTATAATAGAAGTAGATATTACGTTGCCTCCTTTCACAACGTTTGCGCCAGGTTTTTCAATACCTGATTTAAAAGATTTACAAATATGGACTAGTGATGGTCAAATAACTCAAACAGATAATGCTTATGTTGCTCTTGCTGGTTTACCAGATGGTTTATTAGCAGATCAAATACAAGTTGCCTATAGATCTGGTGGTGCTCCAACACTTAGGTTTCCATTAGGAGTTGGATTATATTTTGGTCCTCAAAATCCTAACTTTGTAAACAATGCTGGAGTATCTACATATGCTGGTGATGGAGAATTTTTAAAAGATAAATTTGTAAGATTTAGTTATAGGTTTAAGTTTTTAAATGGTGAGTTCTCTGTAATGGCGCCGTTTACTCAACCCTGTTTTATACCTGAAAATTTTGGATATTTTGTAGAAAACAGTGAAGAAGCAACTTATGAAAGCACTGTTGTTAACTTTATGCAAAATCAAGTTAATAAAATTTTGCTGCAAATACATATGCCGGATGATATTGATGGAACGCAATTAAATGCTGATGAAATAAGAGAAAAATTAAAAATATCTGAAATAGAGATATTATATAAAGAGTCTGATGGTTTAGCGGTCCAAGTAGTTGAAACAATTGACTCAAGTGATTTAAATACTGCTGGTGCAGTTACTACTTACGAATATGAATATCAATCAACAGAGCCTTTTAAAACACTACCAGAAGCACAAACAACTAGAGTGTATGATAAAGTACCAGTTAAAGCACATGGTCAAGAAATAATAAGTAATAGAGTTGTATATAGTAATTTTCAAAACAAGCATACACCACCTGAAGCTTTAGATTATAATGTTGGTGTGTCAGCTAAGTTCGACGCTTCAACTATTGCAGCTACTAATAATTTAGGTGATTATGCTTTTTATGGTTATCCAAATCATACATTAAAACAAAACAGAACTTATCAAGTAGGTATTGTATTATCAGATAGATACGGTAGAACTTCAACTGTTTTGTTATCAAACAATCAAAGTTTTGTTACAGCGAGTGGAACTAATTTTGGTGGTGATACAATTAATTGGCCTTATAGAGATAGCTTTGACAACTTTACTGGTTCAGATAATTTATTGTATTGGCCTGGTGATAGTTTAAAAGTTTATTTTAATAACTTAATTAGTTCAACTAAAAATGAACAAACAGGTACACCTGGTTTATATAATGGAGATCCATTGTCAGTTAATTATAATCCACTTGGTTGGTATACTTGGAAAATAGTTGTTAAACAAAAAGAACAAGAATACTATAATGTTTATTTACCAGGTATAATTAACGGACATCCTTTTGAAGCTCCTCAATTTAGCATAAACAATGAGGAGGGTGAAATAGCTCATGCGGTGTTATTTAATGATAATATAAATAAAGTACCTAGAGACTTAAGTGAAGTTGGTCCTGATCAAACACAATATAGAAGTAGTGTTAGAATGTGGGGTAGAGTAACACCTCAAATATATATAGATAATAATCCAAGTTCTGGTTTTACAGATAGTCCTTATTACAATTCACAATATTATCCTTTGATACCAGCGGATACAGTTTCAGCAATTGCTAAATTAAACGAATTATTTCAAACAAGAAGGACAAGTTCAGTAGTTTTTAATGATGTTTATGAAGAAGAAAGTAATCCTCTTGTTGGAAGAATTATAACTAGAAAACCAATAGGTTCAATTGGTGATAATCCGCCAAGTAATATATATCCGTTTTGGTTAAGTGTATATGAAACAGCTCCAACAGAATCAAGATTAGAAATATTTTGGGAGACATCTACGTCTGGTAGAGTTAAAGATTTAAACACCGCTATTGAAAATAGTCTACCTGCCGGTTCACCTTCTACATTAGAAAATTTAACAGGAGCTAGTAATATAAACTTTAAAGAAGACAGAGATTATACAGATCCAGCTACTGTATATACAGCAGGTACTGGTCCTATTATAACAAATGATTTTTATCCAGAAGATGCTGGTGGTGCAACTATAAACGACGCTATGTCTATGACTATGACTGTTGTAGATGGCAATGGTACAGATGTAAGTTCTAGATTTAATTTAGTTAGAACAGCTGGTACTGGTAACGGAGGACCAGCAACAACACCTAATGGTTTTGCTAACTCTGTGTATGATACATTTACTATACAAATAGCAGACTATTTTGTTTATTTAGAAAGCTCTAATTTAAGAACTTTTCAAGCAACGTTTGATATTACAAATACGGTGACAGGTGTTACTACTTTTGGAATAAGTAGTCCATTTGAATTTTCATTAGATAATGAAGCGCCAACGGCAACTCTATTAGTACCAACACATTGGAATTATAATGAGTTTGTTCAGTATGGCGGAGGTGGACCAGCTAACAACCCAGTAATATCAGCTGTAAACGGAACAGCAGCGCCTAGCCCTACAGATGTTTTAGAATTAGTATATAGTATAAATACTCAGACTCAATATGGAACTCTAGTAAATATATTTAGCATAGACCCTGGAACTGGTGAAATTAGTCAAAACCCAGGAACTACAATGTCTGGACCTTATAATATACAATTTGCTATTACTGATGCTAATGGCGCTGGATTAACTACCACATTAACTGTTGATTGGACTTTTGGTGAGTTACAAGTTAATTGTAATATGATTCAAGCTGATTTAACCACTGTGCCTTTTTTACAAGGCTCAGATGTAGGTGGTGTATTTTGGTCTAATAAAACAGGTACAACTTTACCTGTTGATTACAATAATAACCCGCCAGCTGGTTTTACTGATTGGGTTAATAATGTACCTGCGCCTCAAGATCCTGTTAATATATCAACTATTAATGTGCCTTTATGCTTGGGACAAACAAGATCAGCTAAATCTTACAATGCGTCTTATGGTCCTAGCTGGTGTTCACTATCACCACAAGGCTTAATGCAAGGCAAGTGGTATGTTACTATTAGATTTACACAGTTAATAAACGGTTATGATGCTACGCTGCCTACAGATGTAAGCGCTTTCTTTAAATTAGCAATACAACAAAGGTCAGAACCAGCAATAGCTGGGCCATGGAACAACGCTATTGATTTAGAAGGTGTAGATGTTAATAGTGAATTTAATAGAGGAGAGTGGTTAATTAATTATCCGGGTGGCGTAAACCCATATAGTTTTGCAATACAAAACGGTACATTAAAAAATACAACTGGAGTTATTCCTACTTATCCTACGCCCTACTTTGATGAAATGAAAATCACAGCAGATCGCCCACAGTCTCCAACTAGTACTCAATTAGTTTTAGATGTAACAAGAACATTTGTGTTTAATGGAAATAATCCAGCAAGAAGAGGTGGGTATAGAGTTATGGCTAATACACTAAGAGGTGATTTAACAAGATATGATTCTTGCTCGGCTAGTTATGCTGATGATAGTCAAGTTACAATGAGTGTAGTATATGGTGATTTTAATTATCCAAATGGAACTACAGAAATAGCTTGGCAATATTCTGTATCTCAAGTAGCAGAAATAGATGAAGCATCAGCGCAAAATACAAGTAGTCCTTTTGTAAATGTATACGCAAGAGAACCTATATTTAGATATGTAACAGAGTTTTATTTAGATGCTAATTTAACAACGCCTTGGGTACCAACTCAAACAGGTGCTAATACTTGGCACGCATATAAAAGAAGATCAGGAGCTGGAACACCAGGTCTTTATCCAAACCCATTTGGAGATGATAGAGCGGCAATAAGTAATGCAACAGTTTCAAGTACGCAAAATGATAGAAGATGGATTGGTCAGTTTAATGCAACAGGCGGTAAAGTAGGTAGATCATATCCAACAGTAAATTAGATAAAATATAAGTGATTATAAATTATGGCTATAGCAGTAGAAGTAAATTACTTTAATTCCTTTTGGTTAAAAAGAGTTGCTGATAGAGGAGCAGATGCTACAATTGCATCTGGATCAAGAGGCGGCAATGTGTTTCCAGGTATAATTGATACACCAGCTTTTCCATACTATGCTAATACAACAACTAATATAATAGAACTATATGACTGGTATGTTGAAGAAGCTAGAATTAGAGGAGGGTATAATAATACTAATGTAGACTATGGGGTTAAAGCTTACTTAGAAGAAGAATATCCTCAGTCAGCAATTAGGTTTAACTCTATGATTTATAGCGGTATATACAACGCTAGAACAGGTGTTAATAATACCAATCAATTTCCTGTTGGTGAAGAAATTATAAGAAGCGTAGACCCTAAACATGGTAGTATACAAAAGCTATACGCTGAAGATACTAACTTAATTATATTCCAAGAGACTAAAGTAAATAGAGCTTTAATTGACAAAGATGCTATTTATTCTGCAGAAGGAGGTGGAACAGTTACTTCTTCTAATGTTGTTATAGGTCAAATAGTTCCTTACGCTGGTGAGTATGGTATAAGTAAAAATCCAGAAAGCTTTGCAGTGTATGGATTTAGAAAATATTTTACAGATAAAAATAAAGGATCTGTACTTAGATTATCTCACGATGGTATTACAGAAATATCAAGATATGGTATGACTGATTATTTTAGAGATCAATTTAACTTAGTAGACAACGGTGTTGAAACAGGTGAGTTGATTGGTGCTTGGGATAATTATACAAAACAATACATATTGTCTATTAAACCATGGGATATGAGTTTTGATAATCAAAACTTTAACACTTTAGCTTTTGATGAGAGTGTACTTGGTTGGCCAACATTCTATACGTATAACCCTGAGTTTATGTTTAGTGTAAATGGTAATTTTTATTCAATACCTAATCAATACGTAAGTGATCCTAATTACACTAGAGCAGATGGTAATGTATATCAGCATTATGTAGAAGCAAGTGGAACAAATAGAAATACTTATTATGGTAATTATAGTGACTCAAGTATTACGTTTGTATTAAACCCTAATCCTTCAACACAAAAAGTATTTAAAACTATTAGTTATGAAGGTAACAATGGTTGGCAAGTAGATTCTATAACTTCAGATGTAACAGGTTTAGATTTAATTAACGCTGTTTGGCAAACTACAAATGATCAGTCAGCTCAAATATTAAGTTATAACGAAGGTGCTTATACAGAAAACAACATACAGTATCACGCTGGGTTTACTAGAAAAGAAAATAAATACGTAGCTAATTTAATTAACAATTCGCCTGTGGCAGAAGGTGAAGTTATATTTGGAGTTGATATTAGCGGTATAAAAGGTTATGTAGCAACAGTTAAAATGTCTACAGATTCATCAACAAATGTTGGTGGTGTTAAAGAATTATTTGCATCATCATCGGAATTTGTTGTATCATCAATTTAAATTATATTATATGGATTTTAAAACAAGAGCTGTAACAGTTAAAGACTGGGACATGCTAGTTGAATGGTGGGATTGGTGGCCAGGTTGGACAGCACCACCACAAGATTTTTTACCAAATCACGGTACAGGAGGTTTTATTGTAGAAAAAAACAATCAACCAATCGTGGCAGGCTTTGTTTATTTTACTAACTCTAAAGTGGCTTGGGTTGAATGGATTATCTCTAGTCCTAATTACAAAGAAGATGACAGACGAGACGCGATAGAGTACTTAATTAATGAATTAGAACAATTTATAGTAAGCATGGGATATAAATATATGTTTACTAACTTACAACATAAAGGATTAATAGAAACACATAAAAAATTAGGGTGGAATATGGACGAAAAACCATCCTACGAATTAACAAAAAATTTATAATATGGGAGCAGCAACTGCAACACTTGTCGGTATGGGTGCATCAGCTTTAACAAAAGGTATTTCAGCTGGTGTGCAGGCTAGAAGAGCCGCTGAAAGAGCTAGAAACGCTCAACGTGCATTGGATAATTTTGAAAATAACAGGCAGGCTGTTATAAATCCATATGCAGGTGTTGAAGATGTTAGTGAGTTAGCGCAAGATTTATCAGCGCAAATAACTAATCCTTATGCTGATCTAGCTGTTGCTACGCAAGCTGCAGAGATGCAGGCTGAGGAAGCTGATATAGCTTTAGCAAATACACTAGATACTTTACGAGCTACAGGTGCTAGTGCTGGTGGTGCTACCGCTTTAGCTCAAGCAGCATTAAGAAGTAAAAAAGGTATTGCAGCTAGCATTGAACAACAAGAGGCTCAAAACGAAAGATTAAGAGCTCAGGGTGAAATGAATGCTATGAACCAAAGAATACAAGAGCAAAGAAGAATACAAGGTATAGATATAAGCGAAGCACAAAGAGTACAACAAGCTGAAGCTCAAGGCTTAGCGTTCCAATTCCAGGCTCAAGAACAAAGAGATCAAAACAAAATTGATAGGTTATATGGTGAAATGAGAACTAATCAAATGCAGCAGTTACAAAGTTCAGCAGATATGACTGGTGCTATAGCAGGCGCGTTTGGTGGCGCTGCTCAAGTTTTCGCTAGCCCATTAGGTGAACAAATATTTCCAGGTTAATACAATATAAAATGGCAAAAGCAAATCCAGGTAAATACATTACAGGTCCTGTATCATTAGGAAGATCAACAGCGGAGCAAGGTTTAATGCAGCTAGCTAGTGGTATTACTAGTGCCTATGGACAAACGTTAGAGTTAGGTATGAAAAGAGATTTAATGCAACAAGCGTTAATTGATAAAGAAAATCTTTCATATCAAAACATGTATGATAAGATTAATAAAATACCTGAAACAGGTGTAGCAAATCTTGATAAAAATATAAATAGTTTTTTTAATACAAATGCAGACAAGATATTTGAAATTAAAAAACATATGAAAAATGGTGATGTAAGCTTGCAAGAAGGTAATAAAGCTATACAACAATTAACCAACTACATAGATGAATACGCGGATCTTGCTCCTAAAATGATAGCACAAGCGCAGTATATGAAAGAAGCTATGAAAGATGGTACGCTTTCTAGAGTTAATGTAGATGGTTTAACAGCTATGATGATGGGTATTGCGGATAACAGTGCAGATATAGAGTTAGTAGAAAAAGATGGTCAAATGTATTTAACTGGATCTGGTAATATAAAAACTAGTGAAGGAGAAAAACCTTGGAACTATAATATAAATTTAGCGGAGTTTAAAAACATTGTTAATAAAGAAGGTTATACAATAGCTAGAACAGTTCCTACTATAAAAGATATAGGACTAGACGCTATGTTTGAAGCTAACAAAGGTTTATTAAAAGGAGCTGTATCATATGAGAAAAGATATAATCCTAATACTCAAATGGATGAGTATATTGAAGTATACGATGCGAATAAATTACAAGAAATGTTAGTTGGTAGAGGCGTATTTAAAGATTTACTTAGAAGTAATGACATGGATACTGTTTGGGCTGACGTAATAAATAGAGGTCAAGATTCTTCTTGGGTTAAAGAAAATCAGTGGGATCCTAATAATGCTGAAATGGCTGCGCAAGCTGAAAGATGGTTTGTTGATCAAGCTGTTCAAAGAAACATACCGCCTGATCAAATAAAACAAATGCAAACAAGACCAACTAAAACAAAAGGTACAACAGGTGGTGGTACTTCAAAAGGGTTTGGTTATGACGCATATGTAAACGTGTTAGGATTAATAGATGAAAAAGTTAGAGACGCTACATTTCCAGGTCAATTTTCTAAAGAAGCTATAAATTTAGATGACGCATCTAGATATTTAACTATCATGAATGATAAAAACATGGAGTTTTTAAGTTTAGATAATGAAGATAATTTAAACAAGCTTGTAACTCAAATGGACGATAATAAAATTAAAACTCCAGAAGATTTAAAAAATAAATTAAAAAGCCAAGGGTTTGATGACTATGGCAATTTAATAGCGTTTATAAATACTGGTGGAGAATTAGAAGTTGTAAAAGGTTTTGATGGCACAGTAGAAGGTATGCTAGGAACCCTTAAAAAGTTTGGCGGTCTTAGCTCTAAAGAAAAATCAGAATTAACATCTGTAATAAATAATATTTCTACTTATGGTGGAGATATACAAAAGTTTGAAGAGTGGTATGACGGTACTGCAGCTGATGCAAAAGCTATTGAAGGTGCGGAGGAAGAAGAAATATTTTCTATATATTTAAAAGACTAATAAAATTAAATACATATGCTAGACGGTTATAGTTTAAAATCTATTATAGATCAAATGAAATCCGATGGTAGATCTTTTGAAGAGATACAATCAGTCGTGCGTGAATATAAACGTAGAAAAGATTCACAGCCTGTTAGAGATATAGTTGGCATAACTATGGAGGATAAACCGTTAGAAGAGTTTGTTGCACCTGAAAAACAACCGTTAAGGTATATAAATTTTCAAACTAAAAACAAAAAAACTGGAGCTACAGAGTTTAAAATAGTATATGAAGATGAGTATAATAACATATATAAAGATCAAGAAGATTATCCTAATACATTTGAAGAATATGCTGGTGGTTTAAATACTGAAATAAAAACCGTTGATGAAGTTGAACCTGTAGATATTGGATCAGTTGAAAAAACTTCTAAAGATAAAACACTTGAAGCTTATAAAAAAGAAGTAGCTGAATTAAGAGATTTAATAACTCCAGAGAATTTTGAAAAAGAAATAATAGATTACATATTTCAACCATATAAAGCGCAACAAGTAAGACAATCAGAAGACATTGGCTTAACACAGCAAGAAGTTGATGAGCAAAATTTACCTGAAGATTTAATAAGTTTAGTAAGAGAAAAAGGTAAAGAAAATATTACTATAGAAGATGTTCAAGAAAATTATGGTGAACAGATATTTAATTTTATAAATGAAAAAAGAAGAGACGGTGTAAACGCTATTACAGGTAAATATAAAAATGATTTTGATCTTACCGAAGAAGATGTTGAGCGTTTAGAGTTTGATAGTTTACCAGGCGAACTAGGTATTGCTGCTGAGCAAGTATCTACTTATAATAAAGGTGTTACAGCTAGATATCGCAGTGATTTAGCTAAGGCTGGATTTACCGCAGCAGAAATAGAATCTTTAACAAAAAACATGGTTCCAGGTCAAACATATAAAATACCTACATTTGAAGGTGAAAGAGATGTAATAGACTTAGGAGTAAGTAAAGATGGTAAGTATTCTGCATTATACCCAGAATATTGGGGAAAGAAAAAATATACATTAGCTAAATTCAATAGAGAAGCAGAGGTAAATAGATACATAACAAATTCTAATAAGCTTTACGAAAACTACGAAAAAGATCTTCAAAAACAAGTTGCTTTTGTAAATCAAAAATCTGCTCCATATATAGAAGAATTAAAAGCTATAGAAACAGAGCTTAGAGTTTTAAACGCTACAGGCGCGCCAGCTGATAATAAAATAGCTATTGAAAACTTAAACAGAAAAAAACAAGAAGTAATAGATAACTATCATAAATCTGGAATAAAAAAAGATCAAGAAGTTTTAAACAATAACATGCAGTTTGCTTTAGATTATGCTAACCAACTAGAAAAAACAAGTGAAGAGTTAGATGATTTAAACCTAATGATGTATAGTTCTAAGCTTAACTATGACATGTTTGATAGGCTTTTGTCAAATGTAAATCAACAGATTATTGCACCTGCTGCTATAACTATTGGTTCAGTTAGTGCATTAACAGTTGGTAATTTAATGGATTTATTTGATCCAGTTGGGGGAAACGCAAAAGATATATTTAATTCATCAATAGATTATTACGCTTTAACAGAAAAGACGGCTCAACAATTTCCTAAAGCCGCTTCAATTAAAGACGTAGGATCTTTAAGTGATTTTGGTTTTTGGTCGCTTAACACTTTAGTTGATGGTGCTCCTAGTATTTTAGCTGTACTTGGGCCACAAGCTGGAGCAAGGATAAGTACTAAAATAGCTGCAAAAGGTTTAACAGGTTCTGCTAAAGATATAATAAAGAAAAACATTTTACAACAAACGGCCCTTAAAAATGCCTCTAAATTATCAATGGGATTATTTTTTGGTATGTCAGGTGGTGGTAAGTTTGGAGAATTAGAAACTTCGTGGAGAAACGCTGAAGAAAATATTAAAAACTTAAGAGCTCAAATAGATAATACTAGTGATTTAAATTTAAAACAAGATTTACTACAGCAATTAGATTATTACGAAGACGCAGCTGATTCTGCCAGATGGCAAAGAGCTTTAACAGGTGTTTTTTACGGTGGAGTAGAAATGTATTCTGAAAAACTAGGTACATTAAGATATATTAACGGTATACAAAAAGTAAATAAATATTCTAGACGAACTGGTATTCAAGACACGTTTGTAAAAGGCTGGACTACAAGTAAGTATTGGAAAAATAGACTTAAGCAATTTGGCTATGGTACATTGGAAGCTGGAAAAAATGTAGGTATAGAAGTTGTAGAAGAAATAGCTGCTCAGATGGGTCAAAACATGATGGATAAAGTAATCATGGGTAATACAAAATCTTTAATGGAGGGTGTTGATATAGACTTAATGAGTAGAAGCGCTATGATAAGTCTTGGCTTACAAGCTCCACAAATGCTTGGTAATGTTAATAATATTTTTCAAAACGAATTAAGTACTTATAGACAAGTAAAACAAAATCGAGCAGATACAACAAGGCTTCTAGAAATAGAACAACAACTTGAGCAAGGCAATTTATCAAGAGCTGAAATTAATGTATTACAAAAAGAAAAGAAAGCGCTTCAAGATAAGTTAGTATTAGGAGGTTTTATGACTTACCAAAAATGGGGTGCAATGTCTAAAGAAGAAAAACTTCAGTACATTCAAGATCGAGAAGCTTTAAATTTTAAAGAACAGCAATATTATCAAATGATTTCTAATCCTAGATTTGGTGAGAAAGGATTTAGAGAGACGTTAGAGTCTATGGAAAAAGAAATAATAAAAGATAATGAAAAGCTAGGTGAGTATTTAAATAATAAAAAATATAAAGAATATAAAGAGTATACTAAAAGCTTAGAAGGAACAGGTAAGATGCTTACTAATCCTACTATAGCTGCGGCTAATATTGATTTATATACAGCTGCTTTAGAATTAGCAAACCATCATTACGATGGAGAAACTTTAAATTTAAAAGATAATCAAGCTGTTGAAGATTATATTACTGAAAATAACTTGGATCAAGAGTCGGCTAATCAATTAAGAAATAGTTACGCTTTTGTAAATGGTAATCAAATGGTTATTAATGAGGCAAAAGTATTTGGTTCAATAGCAGGTCAAATGGCTATTACGGAGGTTGGTGCTATAGTTAATTTACAAACAGAAAGTAGTTTTGAAAGATTTAGAGCCGCTATATCTCCACTGCACGAGTTAGCTCACATGGAAATAAATAGCAAAAAAGTATTTAGTGATTTATTTCCTGAAGCAAAAGCCGCAGCAACAAGCATTATCGATGTGCTTGGCAAGCAAGTTCAAGAAGGAAAATTAAAAGAAGAAGTTTTTAATAATATTAAAAATGTTCTTGATAAAGCATATACAGATGAAAACGGCGTTGTAGATGTAGACGAAATATTAACTACATTAAGTGAGTCGATGATCGCCGGTGATGTTACGCAAAGCATGTTTGCAGAAATGTATGGTATGAAATATTTTTTAAACGGTATGTTTAGAAAAGCATTTCCTAAGATAGCATCTATTGTTAGTCCATTTAAAACAGCTAATGACATGTTTAATTTTGTTAGTAATTTTGTTGACAAAAAAACAAGCTATGTAAGATCTGCTGTTATGGTTCCTGAAGAAAAGAAAGAAACCGTACAAACTTCTGCGGCTATGGACATGATGAAAGAACTTACTAACGAAGAGTTGGTTGAAGTAATTAAATCACCATCTACATCACAAGCACAAAGACAAGCAGCTGAAAATGTTTTATTTGATGCGTCTGGTAAAATAGGTTTAAAAGCTATTGGATATGATACTCGTAAAGGTGATATATCTAGAGAAAATGTATTAGCTGAAATACAAGCTGAAATAGTTAAAAGAGATTTAATAAATAAGTTTACTCCAGTAGATCCTAAAACAGGTGAAGCTAGAACATGGAGCACATATGTAGGTAATCAAATAGGTTTTGAAGCTCCTAATATTTTTGAAAAAGCTAAAACAATAGCAAGAGAAGGTGAGCGTATAGATAGACCAGAAGCTAGACAAGTAGCTGAAGAACAAGTTGAACCAACAAGAGAAGCGCCAGAAGTAAAACCAACTATAGATATATTTACTATATTACCAGAAGAAGTTAGACAAGAAGCTCAAGAAGAAGTTGATAGAAAAATAAAAGAAAACAATATTGATATAAGTGATAAAGAGTTATCTTTTAAAGAACTAAAACAAATAGCTCCTTATGAAACGCTTGCTAAATTTTTTAATATACCTGTATCTCGTATTACAAATCCAAAAGATAATTTAAGAAAAGGAGATAACATATCTGAGATACAAAGATATATACTAAAAAACATTGATAGACTTATTAATACAAGACCACAGGGTAATGCAGAAACAATACAGACCCAAGCTTTTGGAGGTGTTAAAGCTAAGTTGGAAGGTGGTGAATCAACAGGTTTATCTAGAAAATTTTTAAATACAGAGTACGATAAAGTATTAGATGCTAAAGGTAAACAAGTAAAAATAAATAATAACCTACAATATAAATTAAGACCAGGTAATAGAACTAGATTTTTAGAAGCTAGTGGTATTACAAACAATAAAGTTGATCCTGATTTTACTCCAAGATCTGGTGAGTCTCAATTTATTAAAGGTGTTTTAGAAATACTAGCTAGAAACATGGGGCTTAGCTCGTTTGGTAAATATGTTAATGAACAAGTTGAAACTGGTGTGGTTGAAAAACCTAGAGCTGTAAAAGTTAGAGCTAAAGCAGCTGCTGGTAAAGCTCCGCTACTTAAATTTAGTAAGCCAGTGTTTACCGGTATGGCAGATAACTGGAACAATATATTAGCTACTGGTAAAATTAAACCTATTAATTTAAAGACTGAAGAAGGTAGAGCAGAGTTTAAATCATGGTTGTTAACAGAGGCTCCTAAATATATGACAGAAGCCTTTATGAAAAACTATGGTACTTTTACTGGAACCACAGATGGTTTAACTATAGAAGAGCTTGGTATAGTTAATGGTAAGTATGTAGAAGAAGGAGATAAGTTTCTTGTAACTTATTTTGATGAGTCGGGTAAAACAAGAAGATTAAGAGACTATGCTGGCAACTTTGCTTTTTTAAATAACGATGAAGTTGAAGCTCTTATAGACAATATAGAGTCATTTGCTAAAGAAGATTCTGATATTACGGCGGCTGTAACTAGAGACACATATACAAATATAGAAAACAAACTTAATAACAAAGAATTTGTTGATCGACAAGATAAAAAAATAAAAGGTTTGTTTAAAATATTTCAAGCTTTTCAACAGATGATGAAAGATGATAAAGCTAATATACCTTTTGTAGCAGCTTTATTATCTTCTACAAGTGCTTATCAAGGTCACTTTATAAGAACATCTGCGCCTATTAGATTTTATAGCGTAAACAGACAAGGTGGAATAACTGAAGAACACACGTTGCCAGCTAGTATGGTTGCTAAATATTTATTTATACAAGCAGCTAATGGTACTTTAAATGATAAAACATTTGATGGTGTAAGAAAAAATTATTTCCAAGGTGGTTTAAGAAAGTATGATGATAAAAAATTAAAAGGTATAGGTATTGACGGTAGAAAATATAATTACGTAGCTCAAGCTCCAGAAGGTTGGACATTAGATCAAAGCATATGGTTAAGGTATTTTAATCCTAATGTAGCAAACACTAGAGGTGGTATTGATCCTAATAGTATTATGCTAGCTAATAACCAAACTGCAGCTGAACTATTAAATTTAAATGTTAAAGGACAACCAACTACTCAAGCTATAAATAAAGCTGAAATAAAAGTAGCACCAAAAAATAATAAAAAGCAACCTAAGATTAGTCAATTTAGTAAACCGGTTTCTAATCAAACTGTTATAGATAATATGACTAACATTGACAAAGCTTTAGACAATGCTAGAAATATTAATGCAGAGCAAAAAGGTATAAGCATATATGATTTTGATGATACACTAGCTTTTAGTGCTAGTAAAGTTATTGTTAAAATGCCAGATGGTACTACTAAAAAAATAACACCAGCTGAGTTCGCTGTGCAAGATGAAAAATTAAAGTTTGATGGAGCTGAGTTTGACTTTAGCGAGTTTACTAAAGTAGTTAAAGGTAGACCAGGACCATTAGTTCCTAGACTTAAAAAAGCAATTGATAAGTTTGGTAATAAAAATATATTTGTTTTAACAGCTAGACCTCAAGCATCAGCAGAAGCTATATACGATTTCTTAAAAGGTATTGGATTAGAAATACCATTAGATAATATAACTGGTTTAGAAGATGGTACTCCTCAAGCTAAAGCAAACTGGGTTATAAGTAAAGCTGCTGAAGGTTATAATGATTTTTACTTTGTAGATGATTCAATTAAAAATGTTAAAGCTGTAGCAAAAGTACTAGACCAAGTTGATGTTAACTCTAAAGTTCAACAAGCTAAAATAAGATTTAGTAAATCATTAGACGCAGACTTCAACAAAATGATTGAAGGTAAAACGGGTATTGGCGCTGAAAAAGAATACTCAGCTGCTAAAGCTCAAGTTGTAGGTGCTAGTAAAGGTAAGTTTAAATTCTTTATTCCTCCATCAGCTGATGATTTTGTAGGGTTAATGTATTCATTGTTAGGTAAAGGTAAAGAAGGTGATGCTCAAATGGCTTGGCTTAAAACACATTTACTTGATCCTTATGCTAGAGGTATGGCTAGTATTTCTAGAGATAGAATTGCTATGCAAAATGATTATAAAGCTCTTAAAAAAGAACTTGGTATTGTTCCTAAAAATTTAAGAAAGAAAATACCTGGTGAAGATTTTACTATTGAGCAAGCTGTAAGAGTTTATATTTGGAATAAACAAGGCATGAACATACCTGGTCTTTCAAAAACAGATTTAAAAGAATTAAATGATTTTATAACTAGTAGTAAAGACTTACAAATATTTGCCGACAACTTACTTAATATATTAAAAGGAGAACAGTATGCTAAACCAAGAGCTGGTTGGTTAGCTGGAACTATAACAACTGATTTACTTGAAACATTAAATACTACTAAACGAGCAAAGTATTTAGAAGAGTGGCAGAATAATGTTGACATTATATTTTCTGAAAAAAATATGAACAAGCTTGAGGCTGCTTTTGGTAAACCATATAGAGAGGCTTTGGAAAACATGCTGCAAAGAATGAAGTCTGGTAGAAATAGAAACTTCTCTGGTGATAGTTTAACAGGTAAATTTACAGACTGGTTAACAAATAGTATTGGTACTATAATGTTCTTTAATACTAGATCGGCACTACTTCAAACTATATCAGCTGTAAACTTTATAAACTTTAGTGATAATAACATACTAGCCGCTGGTCAAGCGTTTGCAAACCAAAAACAATTTTGGAAAGATTTTATGTTCTTAATGAACTCAGACTTTTTAAAAGAAAGAAGAGGTGGTTTAAGGTTTAACGTAAATGAAAGCGATATAGCAGATATGGCTAAGCAAGGTGGGCCAAGAGCTATTATATCTAAAATGTTAGAGTTTGGATTCTTACCTACGCAAATAGCTGATAGTTTTGCTATTGCATCTGGTGGTGCATCAATGTATAGAAACAGAATTAAAACATATCTTAAACAGGGTATGGATCAGAAAGAAGCAGAGGAAAAAGCTTTCTTAGATTTTAGAGAAATAGCAGAAGAATCTCAGCAGTCTAGTAGACCTGATAGAATATCAATGCAGCAAGCTGGACCATTAGGTAGAATGATATTAGCATTTGGTAACACACCTATGCAGTACAATAGGTTAATAGGTAAAGCTATATCTGATCTTAGAAATAAAAGAGGTGATTGGAAAACTAATGTTTCTAAAATAATATATTATGCGTTTGTACAAAACTTAATATTTACATCTACACAACAAGCGTTGTTTGCTATTGGATTTGGAGATAGTGATGAAGAGGAAAAAGATGAAAAAATGGTTAGCATCGCCAACAGCATGAGTGATACATTATTAAGAGGTTTAGGTTTTGGAGGCGCTGTAGTTTCTGTAGTTAAAAATGCTATACTAAGAGCTAAAAAAGAAAGTGAAAAAGATAGACCTAACTATGAAAAAATAGCTTATGAAATTGGTAGGTTATCTCCACCTATATCTTCTAAGCTTTCAAGAATAAATCAAGCTGCTAGATCTTATCAATGGGACAAAGATAAAATGGAAACAATGGGATTTGATGTACAAAACCCAGCATTTTTAGCTGTTGCAAATGTTATATCGGCCGCAACAAACGTTCCAATAGATAGAGCAATAAGAAAAATGATAAACATAGACGATGCATTTACTCAGGACTTAATGATGTGGGAAAGACTTGCGTTATTAGGAGGTTGGCAAGCTTGGGAAATAGGTATTGATAAAGATGTCTCAACAAAAAAACAATTAAATAAATTAAAATTAAGATCTGGATTAAAAATAAAAGGAATAAAACTAAAAAACTAGCTATGCGTGAAAAAAATACTTGTCCTATTTGCGGTGGTACTTGTGGGTTGTGCTAGTACACAATCAATAGGAACTGATAAATACTATCACTTTGCAGCTGGAGCAGCTACAGAAGTAGTAGGAAATAAAATGGATTTAACTCCTACAAGCGCTGCTTTTGCTATAGGATTTGCAAAAGAGCTGTATGACTATGCTGACTATGGTAAATTTGATGCTAAAGATTTATTAGCAACATGGTTGGGCGGGGTTGTTGTTAACTATATAATAAAAATAAAAAATGAAAGAAAAAATAAAAAAAGTAATAGACAAAATCCAAGAGGGTTGGAATAAATTATTATACAAACTAATGTTTAAAAAATACAAATAATGAAAAAACTATTTACCATAACACTATTTTTATTTAGTTTAACTTTAAATTCTCAAAATATTTTTAAAGATTTATATAAAGATTTTTTAAAATATGGGACTATATATATAGCTGGTGATATAGATAATCCTAAAGAAGAAGTAAAAGATTATTTTGTTAGAACAAATCCTAACGGTAATTTATATTCTGCACCTGTAGTAGTTGACGGCACAGACTATTACGACTACGATTATAGATATGGTTTTGGTATACGTAAATTAGCTAGGTTTGATTACGAAGTAAAAGGTAAACAATACTACGATGGAACAGAAAGCAACGTGGGTTTATCTGCCACTAACTCACCTGTAAAAGGTTTGGAATATGTATTTCATACTGAGAAAGAAAGATCTAGAGATGAAGTATTTAAAAACCATAGATACTTTATTAAACATAGTGGTAAAAACCACATGGTTAAACTAGAAAGTAGAGCACAAGGTAAAGTTGATTTTAAATATAAATCAGCAGAGGTTAGAGCTAAGCTACCTATTGGTAAAAAGTTTAGCGTGTCTGCTGGAGCTATGTATCGTACACATGAAAGACCATATGGTTATAATCCAGTAGAAATATGGTTAAACGAAACAAATGAGTCAGGACAAATTGTAAATCCCTGGTATACGCTAGGATTTATGTATGGTTATGACGATATATATTATACACAACAAGATCAATTTGGAAACGAAATATCTGATTGGTACTGGATAGATGAAGAAGGTACTATCGTAGCTAATACTGATCTTGAATTTAGAGATACAGTGTTTGCTGAATTAATGAATCGATATAATCACGAAGTATGGGACGAACTAGATGCGTTTGGAGTATTATCTCCAGTGATCGGTTTCGACTACTACCATTATAAAAATAACTTCTGGCTTCACGCTTATGGTTCTTACTTACTACCATATCATAAATATGTTAAAGGCGATGAAGACTTTAGTTATTTAAATAGAAATAATTGGGGACTTGGAGGTTTAGTACAAGACTCAGAGTTAGAACAATGGGAAGATTATCAAGCTGGTATAGTGTTTGGGTGGAAGTTAAGCAAAAGCATTGGATTATTTGTTGAAGGAGAGTACACTAAGTTTTGGGACAGTAAAATATATAACGGATCTGTAGGATTAAACATAACATTAAAATAAAATGGCAAAGCAAATAGGTGAAGATACTAAAGTAACGTTAGATTTAAAAACAATAGGACTAATTATTGGAGGAGCAGTTTCAATAGCAACGCTTTATTTTGCATTACAAGCTGATATAGCTCTTGCTAAAGAACTACCAGCACCTGTTATCGATAGAGTTGAATATGATTTAAAAGATGAATTAATTCGTCAAACAATTATGGATACTCAAGAAGATGTAGAAGAAATAAAAGAAACTATAGACAAAATCGACGAACGTTTGTACGAGTTGCAACAAAGAGGTAGATAATATGAAATACTTAAATATAATTTTATTATTAATATCATTTAACATATCTGCTCAAGAGTGGATTACTGATAATAATTTTGATAATAAAATAAATGAAAGACAAGCTTTTGGTGATGATCAAACAAAGCCTGTGATTGTAGAGTTTTATGCTAAGTTTAACGATGCAAATAAATTTGAGCAGTGGTCAGAACTAAAAGACGTTATATATTATAGAGCAGATATAGCTGCGTGCCCAGCTGCTAAAAAGAAATATAAGGTACGTATGGCGCCAACATTAATTATATTTAAAGACGGTATTAAAGAAACCGTTTTTAAAGCAGGACTAGACTTAATGTTACCGGCGGATTTAAATGAAATACAAAAAGCAGTTGATGAGGTAAATACTGCAAGTCAATTTTAATCAAATGAAAAAAAGAAAATTAAACAGCACAAACCCTAAATATTATAAAGTTAAAGAAGAAGAAGTTAAAGAGCATAAAGAGTTAATAGCTACTATACGTAAAGGTAGAAAGCGTAACATAAGAGTTTATGCTGTGTTTAGTGAAACAGAATAATATGAAAATAAGTGATCACATAACCTATGCTGAAGCAATACATTCTAATACAGCAAAGAGAAAAGGAATAGACAACACACCTAATCCAAATCAAATAGAGGCTATGAAGTTATTAGCTGAAAAAGTATTTGAACCATTACGCAAGTGGGTTGGTGGACCAATAAAAGTTAATTCTTTTTTTAGATCACCAGAACTTAACGAAGCAATTGGCGGATCTAAAACTTCACAGCATTGTAAAGGTCAAGCAATTGATGTTGATGATGTCTATGGTTATAAAACTAATGCAGAGATGTATCATTGGATAAAAGAAAACTTAAACTTCGACCAAATGATATGGGAGTTTGGTACTGATACACAACCTAATTGGGTACATATATCATATGTATCTGAAGAAGATAATAGAAACAGATGTTTAAAAGCCTATAAAGATGATATGAATAGAACTAAATATAAAACGATATGAGTAAAAAAGATTTTAAACCACACAAAATGTATAAAAATGGTAAAGCCGTAATGGCTAATACATATCAAGAACACTTATCATTAGGTAGAAAAGGATATGATCACTCAGCTGTACCTTTTAAAATGGTTCCTGAAACACCATTGTTTGGCAAGATCAGCGGTCCTTGTAAAGCGGCTGCTAAAAGAAAATTTGATGTTTGGCCTAGCGCTTATGCTTCTGGTTGGGGTGTAAGATGTACTAAAGCTGGTGGACCAAGTAAAATGGGTAAATCTAAAAAGAAAAAGTAATGATGTATTCTGGTAACTCTCCATTCATGAAGAAAAAGAAAAGTAAAGTAAAGGGTGGAGGAACTAAAAAGGTTTGTTTACCTGCTGCTAAAGTAAGATCAATGAGTAAGGCGGAAAGAGAAAAAGTTGTTCGTGCTAAAGAGTCTGCTGGTAAAAAAGGAAAGTATAAAAGATCAAGCAAGTCTAATGTTAAAGGCGCTCGTAAAAAAGGAGCTACACTACGCGACTGGTTTGAAAAAGAAAATTGGATTAACGTTAAAACAGGAGAGCCTTGCGGCAAATAATATTATGGCATATCAACTACCACCAATTTTAAAAGTAGATAAATCTACTTTAAAATGTAATAAACCTAGAAAAACACCTGGTCACAAAACTAAATCTCATATAGTTAAAGCGTGTGAAGGAGGTAAAGAAAAAATAATTAGATTTGGTCAGCAAGGAGTAAGCACTGCTGGTAAAAAGCAAGATGCTAAATCAAAAGCAAGACGTAAGAGCTTTAAAGCTCGTCATGCTAAAAATATTAAGAAAGGTAAAATGTCCGCTGCATATTGGGCTAATAAAGTAAAATGGTAAGGAACAAAAAATAAATGGGCGTACCATACCCAAATGTTCCTGTAACCAAGGGAGGCTTAATCGGCCTCCCTTTTTTTTATCCATCACAGGCCACGCAATCTTCCATAGCTTTAGAAGCTATATCCCCACGTAGTACTGATTCAGTCCTCATATAATATAAAGTTTTAATTCCTTTTTTCCAAGCGTCTAAATGAACTTGATTAATCCATTTAGGGGAAGCTTCACTAGGAAAAGCTAAATTTAAACTAACAGACTGATCTATATATTGCTGGCGTATACCAGCTTGTCTTACTAATTCTAGCTGATTTATCTCTTTAAACGTTTTAAATACTTCTTTAGTATCATCGTCTAATTCTTTTATATCTTGAACAGATCCACCATCTGCTAAAATTTTATCCCATGTTTCTTTAGTATTTATACCTATGTCTTCTAATACTTTAACTAACGTAGGATTTTTTCTTATGAACGTGCCTTTTGCTGACTGCTCTGTAAAAACATTTGCTGCCCACGGTTCAATCCCGGGAGAGATATTCCCAGCAAGCTTGCTATTAGATACAGTGGGAGCAATAGCACGTAAATGGGTATTGCGAAAGCCAGTACCGACACACCAAAGAGGTTCTCCGTAAACGTCAGCAAGAGCCATTGAAGCTCTTTCAGACTC